ATAGTGGAATTACTGGAGTTGATGGAAAATTTGCAACTGGGTCATTAAACATATCAGCTTTTACAGATTTGGATACAGGATCATTTGTAGCAATAAGATTTGCTACACCAGATATTGATTTCTATATTGTTCCTAACCAAACAGGATATGAATTTGTTGAAAACGAAGGTTCAACAAGATTCTTTTATACTTCACTTCCTTCAGGATCTGCTTACACACTAGATCAATGGGGTACTAAAGTAGCTCAAACTATTAATACAGGATCTTGGGATCTTTATAATTATTTCTCAGCTAGCTATGATGTAAGTTCAAATATATTTGCTTTCTCAGGTAGTTCAGCAGGAACAGCAGCAAACTCTTATAAAGTTTACAGAACTACAACAGTAGGTGGAGTAGGTACTTTAACTGCTAGTTTAGCTGGTGGTGCATCAGGTACTCCTTCAGTAGCATTTACTTTAGAAACTTTATCTTGGGGAGCTATTCAAAATAGTGCTGGAGCAACAGGTAATAACAATACATTAGTAAATGGAACTCCAGATAATGTTAGATGGGAAGTAGCAAATAGAGATACAGCAGCTGGAACTTTTAGTTTATTAGTTAGAAGAGGAGATGATAATATTAATTCAAAAGTAATATTAGAATCATATGCTGGATTATCATTAGATCCAAACTCTCCAAATTATATTGAAGCTGTAATTGGTAACCAATCAATTTCTATTGATAATGGATACACAGATGTTTCAGGTGATTATACTAATAAATCAAGATATGTGAGAGTAAAATCAGTAGTAGCTCCTACACCAAATTATTTTGATAACAACGGAGTAGCTAAATCACAATATACAGCTTCAATTCCAACAAACGCTAGTGGTTCATTCGGTGGTGCTAATGGTAATTTAGCGGCAGTATACGGTTTATCAGATAATGACTATACATCATCATTAAATCTGTTATCTAACCAAGATGAATTTAGATACAACGTGATTACTGTACCAGGATTATGGCAATCAGCTAATTCAGCAGCTATAGGATTAATGTTAACTAATACTCAAAACAGAGGTGATGCTATCGCGGTTGTAGATTTAGTAAGTAAAGATGTTAACACTATTAACTCAGTAGTAAGCGAAGCTTTAGAAATTGATAATAGCTATGCAGCAGCTTATTGGCCATGGGTTCAAGTTAATGCTCCAAATACTGGAAAATTAACATGGGTTCCACCATCAACAATCATACCAAGTGTTTACGCTTACAATGATAGAATTGCAGCTCCATGGTTCGCACCAGGAGGATTCACAAGAGGTGGTTTAAGTGTTGTACAAGCAGCTAAAAAATTATCACCAGATGATAGAGATACATTGTACTTAGGAAAAGTTAATCCAATTGCTACATTCCCAGGACAAGGAGTTGTTGCTTACGGTCAGAAAACATTACAACAAAAAGCTTCAGCTTTAGATAGAATCAATGTTAGAAGATTATTAATTGAATTAAAATCATATATTGGTCAAATTGCTAACACATTAGTATTCGAACAAAATACTTTAGCTACAAGAAATAGATTCTTATCACAAGTAAATCCATATTTAGATTCTATTCAACAAAGACAAGGATTATATGCATTTAAAGTAGTAATGGATGAATCAAATAACACAGCTGATGTAATTGATAGAAATCAATTAGTAGGTCAGATATTTATCCAACCAACTAGAACAGCTGAGTTTATTATATTAGACTTTAATGTAACACCAACAGGAGCTACATTTTAATAAAATAATTTAGGATTAAAGCCCTATCATAAGGGCTTTTTTCTTAATATTTATCATCAACAATAACAAAAACGTAACATGGCAGTATTAAACCCAAACGAAATAATGTTTACCGCTTTTGAACCAAAAGTTCAAAATAGATTTATACTATATATTGACGGTATCCCATCATACTTAATTAAAAAAGCATCTGCACCAGGATTTGAAGCAAATGAAATTATATTAGATCACATCAATGTTTACCGTAAAGTTAAAGGTAAAGTAAGATGGAATGATATGACTTTAGCATTATATGATCCAATTGCACCATCAGGAGCTCAAACAGTAATGGAATGGGCACGTTTAGCTCACGAATCTGTAACAGGTAGAGATGGATACTCAGATTTCTACAAAAAAGATTTAAGAATGAATATCTTAGGTCCTGTAGGGGATGTAGTTGGAGAATGGATTATAAAAGGAGCATTCGTAAAATCAGCAAACTTCGGAGAATACGATTGGTCTTCAGGAGAAGCAGCGGTAGAACTTTCAGTAACAATAGCAATGGATTATTGTATCTTAAACTACTAAGAAACACAAAACATACAAAAGAGAAAGCCCATTTATTGGGCTTTCTTTTATTTTACTATATTTATATATAAACACAAATAAAATTTATGGAAAATCAAGTTGCAACCCCAAAATTCCCTACTGAAATGGTAGATTTACCTTCTAAAGGTCTACTATATCCTGAAGATTCTCCCTTAAGAGCAGGCTCTATTGAAATGAAATACATGACAGCTCGTGAGGAAGATATTTTAACTAACTCTAATTACATTCAACAAGGTATTGTATTAGATAAATTATTAGAATCTCTTATTATTACTAAAATCAATTTTAAAGATTTATTAGTTGGTGATAAAAATGCTATTTTAATTGCATCTCGTATTTTAGGATATGGTCAAGAATATGAATTTGAAACTAATGGAAAAGTATATCAAGTAGATTTAACTACTTTAAAAGATAAAGAATTACCATCAGATGTAGATTATACTAATGGTAATGATTTTAATTTTACTTTACCTGCTACTAAAGACGAAGTTACTTTTAAATTATTATCACATGGTGATGAATTAGCAATAGATCAGGAACTAAAAGGATTAAAGAAAATTAACCCAAATGGGTCACCAGAATTATCAACTCGTTTAAAATACATGATAACTTCAGTTAATGGTGATAGAGAGAAAAAAACTATTAGAGAATTTATTGATAATCAATTATTAGCAAGAGACTCTAGAGCTTTAAGACAAGAAGTAAAAAGAATATCACCAGATATTGATTTAACTATTCAAGGTGATGGCGGGGAGGACATCGCCGTACCAATTAATCTTAACTTTTTTTGGCCTGACTTCAACTCATAGAATAAACTTATTCTCTCAAATAAATGAAATAGTATTTCATGGTAAAGGAGGATATGATTGGAATACTATTTATAGTATGCCTATTTGGCTTAGAACTTTTACTTTTAATAAATTAAAAGAATGGTATGATAAAGAAAGTGAAGAAGCTGAAAAACAAAACAATCAATTAACCAATAAAAGTGGTAAAGAAATAGCTAGACCTGATATCCCACAATCAAGTACATATAATGCAAAAGTCCCTAAAAAATAGGGGCTTTTCATATTTATACCAATATAATACATTATGGCTGCAGATATAAATGCTTTAAATCAAGAAATTGCTGATCTTAGAAGACAACTAGGAGACAGACCTTTAACTCCTTTTAAACCAGAAGATTTAAATAAAGCCTTATTAACAGTTAAAGCTTTAAGACAAGAATTCAGAGAATCATCTGGAGATTTAGATTATATATCTAAAAGTTTTAAAGACACTGTTAATGAAATGTCTAAGCAAAACATATATTTCAATTCTGCTAAAAAATCCATAAATAGTATATCTGATATTGCTAGACAATTAAATGATTACAGAAGAGGAGAAAATTCTTTATCAGAAAAACAATTAAAAAATCTACAAAATCAAGCCCGAATAAAATTTGAAGAATTAAAATTATCTATAAGAAGTGGACAATTACAAGGTAAAGATCTAATAGCGGCTCAAGCTGCTTTAGATGAGCAAGAAGCCTTTAATAGAACTTTAAGTAGAACTATAGAACTTCAAGAACAAGTTAACAAAGAAATTGGTCTATTAGGAAGTGGTTTAGAAGGAGCAGGTAAATTCTTAGAAAAAATGGGATTTGCTGGTATAGCTAAACCTATATCAGATGCTATCCAAAAAACTAAAGAGGCTAGATTACAAATAAAACTAAATCAAGACGCTATCAGTGATCTTGAAGAAGAATATAAAAACATTCCTCCTTATGATGTCCAACGTAAAAAGGAATTAAGAGATCAAATTACTAGTTTAAAAAATCAAAATAAAGAATTAGACAAACAAGCTAATAAGTATAAAAATATAGCTGAAGCTATAAAAGAACAAGTTACTTTAACTAATATGACTGATGCCATATTAGGTAAAATGGTAAAAAGTTTCTTTGATTTAGATGAAGCTCAAGCTAAATTTACAAATTTAACAGGGGGTCAAATCCCTTTAATGGATCAATTTAATGGTAGATTAATTACTAGTGTTGATTATATCAAAACTGCGAGTTCATTAACAGAACAATTAGGAATGAATGCGGCTGCTGTTTTCTCTCCTGATACTTTAGCAGCGGCATCTGAAATGGTTAAATCTATGGGTATGACCCAAGAACAAGCCAATAAAGCAGCTATGATGTCTCAAGTTAATGGGCAATCTATTGATGATATGAATAACTCTCTTAAAGAGGGTAATAAACAATATAATAAACAAAATAGATCTGCATTAGCTCAAGGAGCTGTAATGAGAGAAGTATACAATACTTCAACTGCTGTAGCAGCTTCTATGGGTAATAGTGTTAAAAGAATTGGAGAAGCTGTTCGACAAGCAAAAGATTTAGGTCTTTCATTACAAGATGTTGAAGGTATAGCTAGCTCTTTATTAGATATTGAATCATCAATCGCTTCTGAATTTGAATATGAAGTAATTTCAGGTAAGCAATTAAATTTAGAAGCAGCTAGATATTATGCTTTAACTAATCAAACCGATAAGTTAACAAAAGAAATAGCTAATAATCAAGCCTTAGTACAATCATTTGCATCAGGTAATAGAATAGAACAAGAAGCAGCCGCTAAAGCTTTAGGAATTTCTCGTGACCAATTAGCTGAAATGTATATGGCTGATTTGAGAAAGCAAGGACTTTCAGATAAAGCTATAGCAGATGCTATGGCTATGGATGAAATGGATGTTAAAAGATTATCTACTCAAGAAGCTATTAATACTTCTATAGCTAAAATGACAGAATTATTAGCAGGACCTGCTCAAATTTTAGCTAAAATGTTAGATAACTCTTTTGTAATGTATAGTGTGATGGGTATGATTGCTACTGTTATGGCGGTAAGTATAGCTACATCTATAGGTAAATCAGCAATAGCTTTAGCTGGTATGATTCCTAAAACTGCTACTTTATTAGGATTAGAAGTAGGTAGAGCCGCAGCTGCAGTAGCTAGTGCCAGTGCTTTAACTTTAGGTTTAGGAGCTCTAGGTATAATAGCAGGTATAGCAGCAGTTATGGCGGTAGTTAATTCAAGTACTACACCTAAAACACCATCAATAAAAGATGGTATTGTTGACCCTAAAAAAGGACCTATAATGTCTGGGGAATTTGGATCAGTTCAATTGAATCCAAATGATAAAGCAATGTATGGAGCTGATGGTAAAATAAAAGTAGGTACTAATTTAAATCCAACCCCACAAGTAAGAACTCCTCAACAGCAAATTGCCACTCAAGCTTCACCTTCTATTGACTATGATAAAATGGCTCAAGCAATGTCTAAAGTAAGTGTTAACACTAACTTAGACGGAGTACGTGTGTCAAGTGAATTGCAAAAAGCTCCATTAGGAATAGCTACAAGAAAAATATAATTAATATTTATCATAAACATTAAAACATAATAACATGGCAAATCAAATTTTAGGACAAGAACAAACTTCTACTTTAGGTAATGGAGGAACTGTTCAACCTACTGAAGCAGAACAAATAGTGTCTAAATTACATTATGAGTACTCAATTAACGACAATCCACATTTACTTAATTACCCACAACCTTCCACATTAGACCGTCCTACTATCACTAAGTATATGGATAACTTACCAGGATAATAATGGCGTTAAGAGACCTACAAACTAGTTTAAAAAGTTTAAGAGTAGACAAGGACCGTCCTTTTGGTGGTTCTAGTGGTCTACCTTATATTAAGGGAGGATTACCTGAAGACTCACCTGCTGGAGAGTACCTAGCTGATCTTGCTAGATATAGCTCTGAAGGTACAGTTAGAGGAGGTTTATTCTCTATAGCATCTTCAGCAGAAGACACTATAAGAATTTCTCGCTTTTTAAATGATTTTCCAAAAGGTCTTTTATTTACTTCTAAACAAATAGGATTACAAAAATCTAATCCTAAAATTGAGACTGAAACTAGAGGGGAAGTTTTAAATACTCAAGTTTATTCAAATTCTAATTTATTAGCTCAAATTGCTTTACAAGGTACAGGAGAACATGTTCCTCGCCCTGGCTTTAATACTAATGATTTATTAAATGATGAAAACAAATATGAAAAAATAGTTTCTAATAAAAGTACTAATGAAAACAGATTAGTTACTCTTTATAATAATAAAATCTTATCTCCTACAGGTCAAATTTTACCTGATAATTTAAAACAATTAGGTATATCAAATTTAGAAGGAGGATTTGAATTATTTAATTATGAAGGAGGCCCAGGTTCATCTTATGGAGACGGAAATACTATTATACCTAGAGTAGTTAATACTACTACTTCATATAATACTTATCAATCATCAGGTTTTACAAAATCTGATTATAGACCTGATTTCCAATCTTTATCTGAAAAGGATCCTTATAAATTAAATTATAGATCATCTTTATGGAATAAAGCATTCCCAGAATTATCTACAACTGAAAAAAATACTGATTTTCAACAAAAAGTAGGTAGTATAAGAAATGAATCTGACTCTATTTCAGATTTAGATGGAAATATAACATTATTAGGCAACACCCAAAAGTATTCTCAATTATTATCAAATTCAGGATCAGGTTTATTTCCAACCTTACAAGATTTTAGACAAAATACTGATTCTAATTCTAAATTATTAGCAGCTTCTGTTAGTTATTTTACGGGAGGACGTAATGGTAAGGGTTTTAATAGAGAAACTAGAATTGGTTTAGGTAATCCTGGTTCAAGAACTAGAGATCAAAGAGCTAATTTTTATATAGAAAACACAACAGGCCAAGACAAAATAAATATGTCTCCTATCTATAGAAAATCTATTACTACTCCTGTAGAACAAGATAGTGGGGATGTTAGAGATTTAATTAAATTTTGCATAGAATCTATTGATAATGGCCATCCAACTGAAACTAATAGAATGCATTTTAGAGCTTTCATTACAAATTTCTCAGATAATATAGGAGCAGATTGGGATAGTAAAAAATATATGGGTAGAGGTGAAAATTTTTACACTTATCAAGGGTTTACAAGAGATGTAGGATTTACTTTTGTAGTAGCAGCTCAATCTGTCCAAGAAATGGAAAAAATGTACCAAAAATTAAATTATTTAGCTTCTACTTTACATCCTGATTATGGTGGTCAAGGATTTATGAAAGGTACTATTCATCAATTAACTATAGGAGAATATTTCTATAGAACACCTGGTATTATTACTTCTATGAATATATCTGTAGAAGATGAATATCCTTGGGAAATAAAAATGAAACAACCTGAAGTAGAAGTAGCAGATCAAATAAATGCTGGAGTTGCTGCAATTTTAGGTCAAATTCCTCCAAAATCTGATATAGCTAATAATGATAGAGGACAAATGGAATTACCTCAAATCTTAAAAATTCAAATGAGCTTCAAACCTATAATGAATAGATTACCTCAAAAAGGATTCCAAGAACCTATAATAGTATCAGCAGGAAGAAATATAGGATCTTTAATAGCTAATAATTACTTAGAAAGAGATGATTTTAAAGAAATAATTAAGAATTTTGGAGGTGTACCAGTTGATACTGATGGTATTATTCCTCCAAAAAAATAAAAATTATTTAAATTAAATTTGGCTCCATTAGGAGCCTTTTTTATTTTATATATTTATACCTAAACAAATATTATGGCTAGCAGATATCAAATTATTTCTATTATAAAAAATGATACAGGAATACCATCTGAATCTGGTAATTCTATGTATGCTCCTACTTATTACCCCTCTATAGAACCTAAAACAGATGATAATTATATTATAACAGGAACTGAAGATAGATTAGATTTAATAGCTTATGATTTTTATGGAGATTCAACATTATGGTGGATGATAGCTATGGTAAATGATTTAGAAGGAGACTCAATGTACCCACCAGCAGGTATTTATTTAAGAATACCACCAAATATATCAGAATTAATAAATAGCTACAATAGAGCTAACACTTAATAAGTTATGGAAGCGAAAGACTATGTTAATATAGCAGGATCCCCTTTTCAACCTTATGTCAAAGATCAAATCGATCTTAGAAAAGAAATAGTAAGTAAGGAAAGTAGATCAACATCAGATTTACTTTGGTTAACCAACAGAAATTCTTGGATAAGAATTAGTTCAGGAGCTGATGTGGATGATGATAATGCTAATTTTCCTAATGAAAAAGGAAATATTTTATCTAAAAAATATATATTACAAGCAGGTTTAGCAGATCATACTGGAGGAGATAACTCGTACCAAATAAGATCAGGTTTAGGCCCTAACGGAGCTTATGGTATAGGGGGAACAGAATTTGGTTTTAAACCTATGCCTGGTTTAGAAAACTTATCAATTAAAACTGGTGGTAAATTAGGTACTTTAAGAGAAGCAACATTTGAATTTACTTGTTATAATATGAAGCAATTAGAAATAATGAATGCTTTATATATGAAATTAGGATTCAGTGTCCTAATTGAATGGGGTCATACTCCATATTTAGATAATAAAGGAACTTTAGTCCCAAACCCCGCTCCACTACCTTTTTATGGTGTTAAAACCAAAGAAGAGTTAATGACTAAAATTCAAGAAAAAAGAGTATACCACTCAGGTAATTATGACGCTATGTGGGGTACTGTTAAGAATTTTTCTTATTCATATGGAACAAGTGGAGAATTTAAATGTAAAGTAGATTTAGTAGGAGCAGGAGATATATTAGAATCACTAAAAATTAACCAATCAGGTAATAGTGGAGATATTGAAACTTCAGGTAGCGCTTATCCTGTAGTATCAGATGCTAATAAATCTCTATTAAATGAGGCTTTATTTCAATTTTATGATTATGGTGCTTCTACAGGTACAAATCCCTTTATTTTAAAAGGTTATTTAACTAATTTTTATAAAAAGTTAAATATAAAATTTGAAGATTTTTCTCAAAATATTAGTTTAGTTAAAAAAGGATATCATTATTCATTACTAACTAAATTAAATGAAAATAATGGAGGGAATAAAGTTAATATACCTGATATAACATATCCTGAACTTTACTTTAGTAACTTTTATTTAGATATGGAAGCTGAAGGAGAAGATGGTGAATCTGTTACTCAACGTCAAGTTTATATGACTTTAGGAAATTTACTTTTATTAACTTTAGCTACAGGAGGAATATATGATCAAAAAGATACTGAAGAAAATCCATACATTTATATAGATGTTAACCCTGAAACTAATAGGTGTTATACCTTCCCTGGACATTGTTCATTAGATCCTACAGTATGTTTAATAGGATCTGAAGGTATACCTTTCGCAGTAGATTCAACAATATTTTATGAAACTATTAAGCCAAATTATCCATTTTATGATTCTGTTAATCCTACTTTAGGAGGAAGATTTATGCTCACTTTAGTTAATGTTGATTTCGCAGCGAAAACTTTAAGAAAATACACTTCAGCTGATTCAAAAGGTGATGTTAATTTTGTTGATTTTGCTAAAGATATACTAACAGGAATATCTAAGGCTTGTGGAGGTTTTAATGAATTTAGAATAGTACCAGATGATGATAGTAGATGTATTAGAATTTTTGATGATAGAGTTGTACCTAATTATGAAT